CATCGACACCAGGAATTATTGTTAAATTCAATTTTCCGGCAATTACTAATTTTTCTAATAAATCTTTTGCTTGCCATTCTTCTAGCGTCATATCCAAGTCTTTTTCTTTCAACCATTTTTCTTGAGCCTCACCAATACCTTCTCGAGTATATTTTTGTAATTTGTTTTTAAAGAAATTGGAAATGCCTCCGGTTCCTTCTCCATAGGCCACTCGTCCTCCGCCTGCAAAGTACTCGGGAATTTTTTTAACCCATTCTTCTATAGACATTTTATAAACGTCATCGCCTCGATGATATAGATCTTCCATGACAGCACCAATTTCATTAGTGCTTGTTTGTTCGTGCATACTAATAGAAGTATCTTTACTTTTAGTTTTATCTAAATATTCTCGAACCTTTCTACCTTTAACGATCATGTCAATATCTTTAAGTTTATAACCTTTTTTAAACAGGTCACGGGTACTTAAATCAGTATAAAACTCAGTTTGAATGTCCAAGCGTTGTGTTTTAGGAAGTTTATACTCTGGGTTGGACATAATCACTTTTCCATCCCTATTTAACGTTTCATGAAATACTTCTTCCCCTTCTTTTCTGAATGTGCCGGTTTTAGCGTTCCACTTATCATAAAAGGAGGTGCCTTCTGCAGAAGTCAAGTCTCCCGTCTTCGAATCTTTAGTGACACTAAATTTTCCTGTAAATCGACTGATCTTGATTGGATTGCCTCTCTCATCTAAACCTAAAACAATAAAGGCATCGTTCTCAGGATCTAAAACAGGGTATTTCTTTCCATATTTAAGCTCAGAATTTCTTTTTGTGATCACCTGTCGAGCCTTATCTAAAGGTTCACGTTCCTTATAGATGACTTCAATCATATCGCGCTTCGGACCACTAGAGACAGTACCTTCAATATTAGGATTGTCTGCAATCTCTCGAATTCGTTTTTGAAGAGCATGACTTTTTTTATTAATCTCACTCAACGAAAGTGTTGCCAGATCGTCTTTCATCGCCTTATCAATTAATTTTTTCATATTCGCTTGAAGCTGTTTAAAAAGCGCAGCCTTTTCAGCGTCAGAGAACATGTTATATTTATCGCCAAAAACTAACTCATCGAGTTCATCATCAATACGTTCCATCTCTTTAGTGTACAGACGCGTAGGAGGAACGTTTCTCCCTTTACCTCCTGTAATTACATTCGGCGTCCAACCTTTGAAATAATCTTCTGGTTTTTTAACCGGAGGCGGAACTTCAACTTTCTTCGTCACTTTCTCATGGTTCTTTAAAATATTTTTATTCGTTTCAAAGATAGTTTTCTGTTTACCATCCAATTTCAATTTGCCTTGTTTTAAAAGACCCTCAATCTGTTGTATGGCTGATTTAAACTTCCCCCAGTTTTCAGGAACCTTATGAACAAAATTCACAACACTCTTAGCAAATCTTCCCCCCTTAGGGATCATTCCAATTACATTTAAAATACTCATCTAATAATACTCTCTTGTCATAACAGGTTTCTTCGGATCCTTATAATCTTCAGGATGGGTAATCCATCCACCTTGTCTAAATCGCATCACGGCCTGAGTCGTACTATCGACCAAGTCATCATGATCACCATATGGAAAGGAAGCGCATTCTTCGATTACGTCTTGTGCAAACTCCATCTCCAAGGGAGCCCAAATTCGGCCGGACTCAAAAAGAGGTGCGACCGCATTTACTCTACTATGCTTATCATTTCCTTTGCTCGGCGTAAAGTTAATAACTGGGATTCCCATGTTTCTCAGTTCATAGGTTAAGGGTAGCCCCGCCGCCTTTGCCTCGATAATGACGGTATCCGGTTGCCAGTATTTATAGAGTTCAAGCGCCTTGCGCCTTAAGTCTGGAAACTCGTATCTTCCCTTCACTGCATCGACCAGGATTAAATGGTCGGGCCGGTCTTCACTAATAGAAAACACTCCCCACGTCGTAATCGCAGAAAAGTCAGCGGTCTCTTTTTTCAAATAGGCGGTATCATAGCTCTGGATCACGTGTTTCAGTTTGGGCATCTTTGGCTCTTTCCACTTCTTCCACCATTCTCGTTTAATCAAAGCTCCTTCTTCCGACGTTGGATTCTGCATATACTGTGAATTCCATTTCGGTAAAGCCACTGAAGCCTTGACCCCTAACAATTGTTCCAAGTCCCAATACTCTGGCCACACGGGATTACCGGATGGCAGGATTGCAGGAAACTCAACCACATCCCACTGGTCCGCCTTGGGTTCTTTTTGAGCCGATTGTAAAATGCCGGTTAGATCTCGTGTGTTCCATCTCGTCATAACAAGGACAATCCGTCCTCCAGGCTGAAGTCTTTGTCGTGGACCTGTGGTATACCATTCATAAGCTCGTTCCATCGCCTTCTTGGACATGGCGTCTTGCTCGGAATGCGGGTCGTCAATGATCAAAAGATCCGCGCCTCTTCCGGTTACCGCGCCTTCGACTCCTACGGCAAAATACTCGCCGCCCTGATCAGTTTCCCAGCGACCAGCGGCTTTCGAGTCTTCCATCAGTCGTGTAGGGAAAACTTTTTTATATTCTTCAGTATCCATTAAGTGTTTGGCCTTTCGACCGAAACGAACGGCGAGCTCTGCGGTGTGGGTCGCTTGAATAATTTTTAAATTAGGAGTCTTACCGATCATCCAGGCAGGAAGTAAATAAGATGCAAATTCTGATTTAGTATGACGGGGTGGCATATTCACAATCAAACGTTTTATTTCACCCGACGCCAATTGATTAAATTTTTTTGCAATAATTTTGTGATGGGACCCCTCTATAAAATCTGGCCACATGTGTTTAACGAATGTGAGGAAATCACTTCGAATGTCATTAATAGTTTTCGTGCGACTGAGCACAAGAAGCTTCTTCTTGGCCTTACGTCTAAGATCAGGAGGAAGTTTCTCTATTCTTTTTATAATTTCTTCTAAAGATAAAAATTTTTGCATAAAATATTTTTTATGGGACTCAAAACGTATTTACCAGCACTGACTGTCTAAATCAAGCAATATACTCAAAAGCAGTGGGACCCCTTTTTATATTAAGTGTTTTAGTGTTTAAGGAATTGTCTTTTTTTGGAATGGACCTGGTACCTCTATCAATTCATTATATATATTAATAATAAGTAACAAGTTACGAGCCAAGCGACGCTAGTCGCTTGGCTCTCGTGGACCTAACTCGGTTGAGTTAAATTATCGTCGTTGTATTGTTGTTCGGTGATTGGTCTGCGTTCGCCAAGTAAATCATTAACAAAGTAATAATTACTATCGTTATAACCTCGCCAATCTCTATGCTTATACCAAGCGCTATCGCAACCAACTCTTTTAGGCTCATGTATTCTGCCGAAGTGATTGATTGCCATATCACCAAACTTATTAAACCAATCATTCTGACAATTTAAAGAACAGAAATTACTCTTGCCATAATAGAATGAAGAACGCTTGCGCGTTTCATAATGCTTGTCGCCTTTATGTCCTCTTATCCTGTCTTTAGTTTTATACTCATGGCAACTTGGACCTTGGCAATATTTCATTTCTTGTCCTTTCGATATTGTTCATTGCGTTCTGCAATAAAATCAATCGTGCCTTTCATCAACCATATGCCAATGCATATGATTGAGATTACTCCAACTATAAAAGCTATTGTTATTGCGTTCATTGTAATGTCCTTTCTTTCATTGTTTCACAATAGTCAGCAAGGTCTGGACTATTTTTAACAATGTCCAAAAGTTTATCGAAAGTTAATAAACTCATAACCCACATAACTTCTTTATCAGTTAAATGTTCTCGAACAGTATTTATTCTTTCAACTGCTTTTTCTATGTGTGGTGAACACTCATGAATATAAGCAACAGCCGAAAGTATTTTCGGCTGAAGATATATTGGCAAAGCTTTTATTGTTCTATGTTTCATAGTATCTCCCAGTTAGTTGCGTATCGATATCCTTTTTTATCTAGATCAAAGTAATGTAAAAAAGGTTGACTGTCTTTTAATCTATTCCCAAATCCACGACAGTTATCCGTCAAAATGCCGAAACGTCTAACTTCTTCGCCATCTTGTTTTGTGTATTTGATTTTAAACTTTTTATTTCTTTCGAGTGTGTCCATAAAGGGGATAATATGGGATTATCCCCTAAATGTCAATACCCTATTTTTGGGCTTGTTGTTGATCGTATATTTGACGTGCCAATATTTTCTGATCTCTTGTTTGTGTCTTGTTTTTAAGACTAGCCAAATGGTTTAATATATCTGTATTTGATACCACGATACCTTTAGAGGTAGTCGCTAAAATATCAGTTTCAGTTATTGTTAATCCCATTTTTTTAGCCATGTCGATTGATTGTTCTAAATAGACATGATCTCTTAAACCACCTTTTAAAACTTTGCATTGTTCTAAAATAGTTTCAATCCATTTAGTATGCGCCATGATCAATTTGGATTTGGCTTGTTGCCAAGTCATCAAGATTGCAAACTCTTTTTGATCACACCCAATTTGTCTATCTCGGCAATATTCTCGCCCAATCAAATCGAGTTCATAATCATTATTCCACTCACGTGAGTATGAAGTTTGATTATCCTTGCCACCACTTAAACCGAGTTCCCTTTCATTTGCATTGTCGGTTTGTGTCCAATGAGGATTTGATTGATTTTCCTCGCCACTACCATTTCCCCATTTTTGTTCAATGTTAATATCGGGATTACATTTTTCACCCTTATTAACTTTACCTTTTAACTCATCACGAAAATAAGCATAAGCAAAATCATTTTGCCTAGACCTTTCTAAACCATTTATATTTCCATCAAGTCGGAAATCAAAATGCTTTGTGACATAGTTGTCCTCATCTTTTTCATTTTGATCATCATCAGCTTTCGCCAGGTAGCCAAAATGAAAGCAACTATCTTTTGCAATAGTATTAACATTATCAAATTTGTTTTGTAAATGATAAGCCATCTTAACATCTGCATCAGTATAATGTCGTCTAACTATTTTCTCAGCAAGTTTCCACGTTTCATCTTGCAAAGGTTTTATAATTTCCCTTGCTTGATCAAATGCCTCTTTTTCTTGCGTGAGTTCTTGTTCAAGATAAGGTCGCATAAATACATTTAATATCTTTGATCTATGCCCTTGATTATTTCGAACTCTAGCCATTGTGTCCTTTCTGTTAATTGTTAAAAATAAAGTTATAAATCATCTTGACTTTAGTGTCAATAGGTTTATATAAGATAATATATGAATAATAAAGAAATAGCATATCAAAATACACTTGATGGAATGTTTGCTAATCGTTGTCATGGTTGTGGTTGCACACCCAAAAATGACGAGTGGTCAGATAGAGCAAAAAACTTGTGTATTGATTGCCAAACTAATGAGGAATGAAATGTGGAAATATATTAAAAACGTACTTGATGGTGAATTTAGTCCCTGGCCAAGATGGTTGTGGATTACTAACATTGTCTGGATTGCATTAATGATAACACTTATTATATTTCTAAATGTATGATTGAAATACTAGAAATATTTTGGGCATCTCCAATTGAACTGAGAGTAATAATAGTTGGAACTCCAATTGTATTTATACTGTTAGCCTATCTTGGAATTAGTGGCACCAACGAAGCCATTGATTTTCAGAATAGATTATGGAGAGATGAACAATGGAGAAAAAAGAATAAGTAAACTTGGCCCAGAAAAAAAAATTAAAAAAAGCCGCAAGCCACAAGCTTCAAGCAACAAGCGGCTTGACAACAGGTGTAAGATAATATAGGATACAGTCTGAGCTCGTTTAATGATTTTCCGCTCGTAAAATTTGTCAAATCATTGCAGGTCCTGGTACAGGATAAGGCTAGCGCCAGGACCAGCGCTAACAATGAAAGGAACTATGAAGGAAATAATATATAAAGGTAAAAAAGTTAAAGTCCCATTTGAGGATGCAGACTATAATTTAGATGGTGATGAGGACGTAATTATTGCGAATAGATTCGGCGGAGGGAAGGCAACGGTCCCAGGATATGCGGCCGCTGTTTACGACGTGATTATAGGTGCTGAACAGTTTAAGGACTGGGACAGCCACAGGAAGGGTCTGGACTGGTTTATGAAATACTTTCCCAAACAATATATGGTGCTACTTGATTAGATCTAAGCATAATAATTTAATGAACTATTTCATTCACGATGAGCGGGACCTGAGTCCCGCTTATGTGAAGAGCTGCCGGAAATTTCTAGAAGAAATAAGCCACAAGCTTCAAGCTGCAAGCGCCACGAAACAAACACAATTAAAAGGTAAAATAAAAACATGAAAGATATAAAAAAGAAACTAGTAAAACAGGTGAAGAGATCCCGACCATCCCTGGCTCAGGAGATCAAAGACATGCCAATGAAGGACTTCAGAGCACTTTGGTTTATTGTACAACAAGGTCTGAAGGTTAAGAAAAAACACTAATGAAAAAATTCACAATAGAAATTAGCCATGCATCACCGGGCCAGCTGTTGACCATCGCAGCTGAGCTCAAGATCATGAGTCATTCCTGGCAGAAATTCGGGCCCAGAATAACAATTGATAATAAGAAGCTGCAAGCACTCGAGCTACGAGTCCCAAGCCACAAGCGGCAAGCTTCAAGCTTGACAAGACCGTAGATATGGGATATAATGGGATTATGTCTTCTCGTACTTTAAAACCCATTTTCCAGCGTGGTGGATCTCGACGTCAAGAGATTCTGGACCAGGCTGTGGAGATGCTAGCGTCCCGTTCTGGGGGCACACAGCAGGACAAAATGCATTTTTGCATGACGAACCTGGGAATGGATGACACGGAATATTTGGAATGCCTTAACCGGGCTTCTAATGGCGGGTTAGTAAAGGCCGCATTATGGAACTAGTTCCATCCGCTCAGGGCGCCTTCGGCGCCCCGGGCAAAATAAAAAAAGAAAGTAAAAGCCACAAGCCACAAGCCACAAGCCGCAAGCGTCATAGTATGAACACATTCCAATAGTATAAAATTATATGTTAAAGAAAGAAGCCAGAAAAATAACCGGAGGCCTGAGCGCACCATCTAAAATGCCCGGGCCAGCCTACAACCTGCCAGCTCAGGCCTGTATCACCGGCGCCAAGTTGGTGAAGATCCCAGGCTCAGTATGTGCGGGCTGTTACGCCCTGAAGGGCCGTTACAACTTCCGCAATGTTAGACTGGCGCTAGCTCGAAGACTCGAGTCACTACAGCACCCACGCTGGGTTCAGGCCATGACTGTGCTTATTAAAGGCGAACCACACTTCCGCTGGCACGACTCAGGAGACCTTCAGAGCTCATGGCACCTAAAAAGAATTTTTGAAGTATGCGAAGCGACGCCAGAGACTAGTCACTGGCTGCCAACGCGTGAAGCCAAATTTTTACCCCTTAATAGTGATAGCATTCCTAAAAATTTAATTATTCGTATGTCCTCGCATCGAATCGACCAGAAGCCAGTTAAATTTTGGCCCTGGACGTCGACCGTTTCAACTCAGGCCTTCACATGCCCGGCCTCAAAGCAGGGTAACGAGTGCAAGAGCTGTCGGAACTGTTGGGACCGGAAGGTAGCCAATGTCACATACCCTAAACACTAGTCATGAAGAGCCCGGTTACTTGTTTCAAGCCGCAAGCAGCAAGCCTCAAGCTACAAGCCGCAAGCCTCAAGCGTGCGAATCACTGATTTAAGCCCCAAGCTACAAGCCTCAAGCCTAAAGCCACAAGCTGCAAGCTCCTTGATTTGTGTTCCTTGAAAAAGTTTTAAGTCGCTCTGACCAAGCGACTTTACTAAGATGAATGTGTTGTGTGGATGCCTAACATGAAAGGCAATTTGATGCGGAGAAAATTTAATTTTGTTACTTTTTGTAACCTTTAACTCAACAGTGAAAAACTTCCCAGAACTATTGTAGCCCAACAGATCAGGAGTGCCGAGTAAGCTAGTATTTTCAAGCCTTGTCCATTTAATTTGTGGTGTATTTCTTTTAAGCTCATGCCATAATTTTCTTTCTGGTCCCATAATATTTTTAAGGTAACAGATGTATTATAAAATCAACTTAGGTTTGCCCATTGGAGCAACTTCTTCATGTGTTGAAATTACAATTCGATGAGTTTCCCGGGCACCTACAATTTTATTTAAAACGAGGTCTACACCTTTTATATCATAATGTCTACCTTCTGGTGTACGAACTTGAACTCGAGCATCCTGAGCGACTCCACTCCCTTTCTTCGGCCCAACAAATCTATCGAAGATCATAATTACATCTCTACCTTTCAGCATTACATTCCTGCCTTTCTGGCACCTTCTAGTTTTTTATCTAATGCATCATTAGCTTCTTTCTTTTCCTCTTCTAATTCTGTTAGTCTCTCTTGCAACTTCCCGTTAAGATTTCGATGAGACTCCTCAACTTCTGTCAGTTCAGCAATCCTATTAAATAAATCATTGTTATCTTTCTTAACTCTGTCCAACTCATTTTGTAAATGATCACATCTAGCTTGAGCCTCTTTAACTCGATTAGTTTCTATCCCTTTCATAATACTCAGCTCGCCCTCAGCTTCTTCAGCTCTCTTCTTCATATTGGCTAAAGGTGTTCTATCTTTTCTCATCTCACCGAGAGTACACGCGGCCTTCAAAGCGTCTCTCTTTAAACGCATATCTTCCTGGATAGGAATAGCATCTGCATAACTAACATTATGTTCTTTAGCTAGTTCCCAAAGCGTTGGATTATCCTGTTCTTCTCCATCGATAGGCTCTAAATCTTTCTGAGACTTCTGGGATTCACTTAAAGGGACCTGTTGTGCTTCTTCCTGGCGATCTGCATCTCTATATCTCTCTAACTCTCTATATGTCTTGTTAGGAAATCTTCGAGACAAATCAAAAATCGTTTCACTTTTTTTATTTAAATCTTTTATCTCTGTCATTTGTCTATCTACCTTTTTATGTAGTATTTCATTACGTTGTTTCCATACATCTATATCTTTATCCATATTGACTTTTTACAATTGTTACCTTAAATTGTCAACCATGGGAGTTCCTAAAAGATTAACTGATATGCAACGAAGATTCGCAGAATTACTGGTTCTGCATGAAGGACGTAAATTTGCCTATGAGTGTGCTGTTGAAGCTGGCTACAGTGAAAACCGTGCAAGGCAAGAAGCATCCGAACTACAAAATCCGGAACAATGTCCCCTGGTAGTTAAATACATTGGTGACTTAAGAGAGGAACAACGAAATCGTTTCAAAGTGAATTATGGCAGACATGTGACAGAGCTAGCTAAAATTAGAGATCAAGCTCTCAAACACAGATCCTTCTCAGCTGCAGCTAATGCAGAACACATGCGAGGAAAAGCTGGTGGTCTTTATGTAGAACAAAAACATATTCTACATGGGAAATTAGATGAAGATCAAAATGAGGAACAAATGAATGAGGAATTGGCAGAGCTGTTAAAAAGCAATCGTAAAATTATTAATATAACACCCGAAGATGTTATAGATATCGAAGAGATAAATGAATCCAAACAATTAACACCACCCCTGTCACCAACCAAAACAGAAGATGATCCGGATTCCACATCCTAATCGTCGTTAGAT